GTACTGGACTAGCAATGAGAACTTTAGCGAATGATATTGTTGCTGCTACAAACGCTCAAATTAATTTTAAAGATGCTGCCCAAGCAGCTGCTATTGGTACTGCTGCAGGCCTTAATGCAGAGCAACTAGAAAGATTAGGTCAAGCTGCTAAAGTTACTTCTCAAGCTCTTGGAAGAGATGTAACTGACTCTTTTAATCGTCTTGTTCGAGGTGTAACAAAAGCAGAACCTGAACTCTTAGATGAATTAGGTATTATTCTTCGATTAGAAGAAGCAAGCCGAAATTATGCTGATTCACTAAATTTAAACGCAAATAGCCTAACAACTTTCCAAAAGAGTCAAGCTGTTCTTCTTGATGTACTCCGTCAAAGTGAAGAAAAATTTAAAGTATTGTATGACACTCCCATTGATGTAAATCCTTATCAACAATTAGGTAAGGCATTTAATGATATTTTAATGGATGTTCAAAAACTAGTAGATAGAATAGCAGGACCGTTGGCAAAAGTTTTAACTAATACTCCAAAGCTTGCCATTGCCGCGTTTGGACTTTTACTAACTGGGCCTCTTAAAGCACTCGGATTTAGCTTTAAAGAGCTTTCTGCGAATTCAAAAGCAGCAGCATTAGAAGCAAAAGCTAATGCTGATCAAATGCGGACTGCATATGAAAGACTAAATGTAGCAATTAATTCTAGTCGTTCATCTCTTAAAGCGCTTGCTAAAGAACAAGCTGCTGGCACAGGTTCAGCGGCTCTTAAGGGTCTTATAGGTGGTAGAGACCTATCTAATAAAGAATTAGGAAAACTAAAATCTGATTTGGATCGTGCAACGAAGGCTATGGCAAAGAATGGTCAAATTGTGCGAGGTGTCTTTGCGGGTATGTCTGTAGATGTTGCAAGAAACTTTAGTAGAATGATTAACTCCATTCTTGCAGATTCTGATAAATTAGTAAGTAAAACTGAAGTAAACTTTGCTAGAGTTAAAAGCGCTGGGGCTGGTGTAGTTGCCGGAGTAAAACGAGTTGGAGCAGGCTTAGCAGGCTTAGCTACTGGATTAATAAGTGTAGTAGGCTGGGCTAGCTTAGCATATACAGCATTTCAAATTCTTGCAGATGCTTTCGATTTATTTCCAGAAACCGTTAATGAATCTGAACAAAGATTAGTTAAGCTTACAGAAAGAACTAAAGAATTAAATGAGCAATTTAAAAATTTTCTTGAAAATCAAAAACAAATTGCCGGAGCATCAGGAGGGGTAGAAGTTTTAGGAAATATAGGAAACGTAGTAGGCTCTACTAGTATTAATGATTTAAAAGAACTTGTAAGGCTAAGAAAAGGCTATTTACAAGTAGAAAGAGAGGTAAATGAAGAAATACAAAGTCTAGATAATAATAGACCCCTCTTTTTTTCTGCGCAACTTGCCGCTAGAACTGCAAAAAAGAATGCTCAGGCACGTTTAGATGCTATGAAAGCAGGAGAGGAAGCTACAGAATTTATAAATAGAGAGATAGCAGCTGTAAAAATGCTAGAAAATGATTATGGTGTTACTACTAAAGCTGCTCAAAATTATATTAGAGCTTTGGAAACTGGGGTAGGCCTAGAGGAGGCGTATGAACTAATTACATTACAAACAAATCTTTTTAAAGAAATAAAACGTGCTGCCCCTGAAGCAGAACAAGCCTATACTCAATTTTTAAGCTCTTTTGCAGGAACTTCTTCTACAAGTCAGCAATTAAAAATTCTAGAAGATCAATTAAATCATGTAACTCAAGCGATGGAAGCTCTTTTAGTGAAGGGAGGCGATGAAGCCATGAAATTAGAAGCTCAAAGAGCTCAATTACAAGATAGAGTAAATTTCATGACTGAAGTTAGAGACTTGGAAAATGAAATAGCAGTTTCTAATATAGAAAGACAGACCGCAAATGTAAGAGCATTACAAAATCAAGATGAAATTCAAAGCAATATACTTTTAACAGCTCAAAAATATACAGACAATCAGGCAGAGATTGCAAACTTAAATAAACAAATTACAAATAAAACAGAAGGATTGAACAGACTTACAGCAGATCAAAGGGACGATGCACAAGCAATAATAAACAGCTTAGTTGCTCAGAGAGATCTACTAGAAGCACAAAGTGTTGAACTTTTAAGACAAAAAGGTATTGCTGAAGGGCTTATAGACTTACTGTACTCTCAAGATGCTAAAAAGAGAGAAATTCAAGCTCTAGAAGAAAGAAAAGCCGTTCTACAGGTAGATCAAACACGGTTAAAAGTATTACAAGATACTTTAGCAGTAGAAAGCGACATGGCAGCTATGCGTCTTGCTGCGTCACAAAGAGAGCAAGACAAAGGAATGTTTGCAGGAGTAGGTAGAGATCAAAGACGTGCTGCCGAAGCAGTAGAATTAGAACAAAGCTTATTCAAAAAGCGCCAAGATGTTATCATAGAAGAATTTAAAGTTCGCAGAGAGATGGCAGCAATAGAGTTTGATTTATTAGAAGCTAAATTACTGTCTCAAGCAAATGATTTAAAAATACTAGCTGGAAATCAAAATCTAGCAACTGAACTTGGTAGAACAAGACACCAAAGTTTCATAGACCTTGCAAGTAGTATTCAAAATAGAGCGGAGGGCTTAGGCCAGCAAGAAGCAGCAGCCATGGCGTTGTTAGGTGCCCAAGAAACAAGTGCTCTTGCTAAACTAGCAGATGATTTAGATAAGTTAAAAGACGCTAAATTCGCTTTAGAGGATATACAAGTTCTTACTAAAGGAATTGGAGACAGCATTGGTCAAAATATGACGTCAGCTTTTAGCTCTATAATTCAAGGAACTTCTAGTGTTAAAGATGCATTTAAAAATATGGCTGTAAATATATTAAAGAGTATTGCTGATATAATTGCACAGATGTTAGCAATGCGACTAATTATGTCGTTTATTCCTGGGTTTAGCACTCCAGCTCCTGCAGTTGGAATGACCGATACAGTTACTCCAGCTATGTTTGATCAGGTATCTAGGACAGCAAGATATGGAGGGATGTTTAAAGGGTACTCTCAAGGTGGAATTGCCCGAGGCAGAGACGCTGGCTACCCTGCTATACTACATGGAACAGAAGCAGTAGTTCCCCTGCCAAATGGAAATAAGATTCCTGTAGAGATGGTAAATGGGAGTGGCGCACAAAATAATAATGTCACTGTAAATGTAGCTATAGATGGAAATGGAAATGCTTCTTCAAATACACAACAAGACTCAGCACAGGCAGGAAATCTTGGAAATATTATTGCAAAAGCAGTTCAGCAAGAGCTTCAAAATCAGAAACGTTCAGGCGGAATACTGAATCCGTATGGAGTAGCATAATGGCAATTGGATTTACAACTTCATCAGCTTATGGACCTAGGGAGGTTCGCCCCGATAAAGGGCTTGCGCGTCAGTTTCAACCTCGCGTTCGTATTGCTAAATTTGGAGATGGGTATGAACAAAGAATAGCAGATGGGCTAAACCCAATTCAAGAAACTTTTAATGTAAGTTTTAACAATCGTACTGCAGAAGAAATTGATGATATTATTGGATATTTAGCTTCTCTTGGAGGAGTAACATCTTTTAATTTTACTGTTCCAGACGATAATGGGGCTGGAGGAGAGACAACTATTAAAGTAGTTTGTGACACTTATGCACAAACTTATACTAACGATGGATTTCCTTCAGCTACTGCAACTTTTAGACGAGTATATGAACCGTGACAGATTTAATTGAAGTAGTACAAAAAATAGACCCAGGAAGTGAGCTTGTACACTTATTTGAGCTCACACTACCAAATGGCACAGTTTTATATTTTCATCCTGGCTTTGAAACAGATGATGCCAACGGCTACATTTATTTTAGAGAAAGGACGGGAGATTTTAATGTTCAAACCTACGAGCCCTTTCCTATAGCTATGAGTGGAGTCGAGTTTAACTCTGATGGAGCACAAAATCGTCCTACACTAACTGTTGCAAATGTTACTTCTGCTTTTTCAGAAGACTTAGGGACGAATTTTAGAAATGAAGATTTAATTGGTCAGCCTATTGTTAAAAGAACTACGCTAAAAAAATACTTATTTGAGCCTGATGGAAGTGCTGGAGCCTATGACTCTGTACAACCGCCAATAGAGTTTCCGATTCAAAAGTACATAGTTGATAGGGTATCTGGAGAGAATGGTACTGCTGTAACTTTTGAATTGGCTGCTCCGTTTGATTTATCTGGTATTCAATTACCGAATAGAAGTATTCTTGGTAAATATTGTTCTTGGGAGTATCAAGGGCAAGATTTAAATTCAAGGGGTGGATGTACTTGGTCAAAAGATGGCCAACAATACGTAGGCTTCAGCGGGCAGGATGCTAATAATACGAGTGGACACATATTCCACAAAATTTATTTTACAGCAAAAGATGAGCCAATTATTAGTAAAGATTTATTTAGTACTACAACTGCTTGGGCTGCCTC